GCTGCCCGTCCTCGTACGACTCCGCGACGGCCCGGACATAGGCGATCAGCGTCGCCTCGACGTGCCGCGGGATCTCGATGATCCTCGTATCGGCCGTGGAAGCGGATACCCCCTGCCAGCCCTTGCGGTACAGGATCTTGAGCGTCTCGACGGAGGTGGGGGTCGGGTAGAGTTCGAGCCTGTAGGAAGCGGTCGTGGAGACGCCAGCCGTGTCCCCGGTCGGGACGTACTCCTTGACGTAGGCCCGCCACGTCAGGTCCGGGTAGTTCGACTGCCGGGCGGCCTCGACCTCCTCCGGGGACTGGATCCAGAGGACGTAGTCCTCCTTCCAAGCCTGCGTCAGTTCCGCAAAGTCCGATGGCAGCGAGACATACGACTGCGAAACCACGGTGGAGACGTTCGACGAAGCCTCGCGGAACCGCCACGGGTGGGTGAACAGGTGTTCCCCGGCGATGTTCACGATCTCGGCCTGTCGCTGCGCGACCGTCTGCCCGGATGCCGTCGATGGACGACCGCCGATGGCGAGGAGGACGTGGTTCTTCAGGTCGAGGTATGTGAGCATCGGTAATTCCACTGGCCGGGTTTCCCCGGCCAGTGGTGAATGGTTGCGCTATTAAGTGCCGAACGAGAGATTGCCGTCGATCGTCATGCGAATCTGCGTCACGGTTCCAGCGGTGTGGCAAACGCCAATCGGCTGGGTAACCGTATCGTTCGTAATTGCACCAGCAGTGATTGCCGATGCGGAGAATCCGACCTGATTGCCGACCGCATACGTCTTGGAGGTCGCAGTCACGAGAGTCGTGCCGACGAACATGATGTGGCCAGCGGCACCATCAGCGATCGCCTCCTGCGCCACACCGTAGATTCCGGTGGTCGCAGAGCCCTTGGTGGTCGGCCCCTTCACCACGTTGGCGAAGATGCTGTTGGAAGCGGAGCCGACGGCTGCGCTGCCCTGACCGGGTTCGAGGCTGGCCTGCGACAGATCGAGGCGAACGACATCGTACTGCGCGATCGCGCCGCCGGACGCATTGCGGCACTTCAGGATGAGCGTGCGGGGATGGATGCCGAGTACGCCGTTGTTGCTAGCAGAGAGAAGAACGGACATGTGAAAGTTCCTTCCTTTGGTTGTGATGGGGGCGGGATCGCTCCCGCCCCCGTGATTTCATCAGGAGACGCGGAGCGGGGCGACGATACCGTGACGCTGGCGGCTGTTGCAGAACAGGTTCCACCAGCAATCGACGGGCTGCACCCAAGTGAACGGCTGGTTCGGGTGACGCATCACGTCGTGCTTCTTCATGTAGCGGGTGCTGTGGAAGATCGGAGTGAGGTACGCGCCGTTCACGAACCAGAAACGCGCGCCCTTGTCAACGGTGGCAGCGCCGAACTCGGTGCTGGCGCTGTCAACGGTCTTGCCGTTGCGGTCTGAAAGAGCGGTATCCGACACGCCAGCCGCGACCGCCGGGTAGATGGCAGCGGTATCGAGGTTGGCGCAGTACTCCAGCGGAATGCCGGAGAACGTCGGGGTGTTGTACGCGCTGTCCTGCGGACTGACCAGCATGTCGTTGGTCGCACGGAGGCCGCGCTTGTAGAAGTTGATGCCATCCTTGGAGCAGAGGATCATCTGCCGCTGGAAGTTCGTCTCCTCGAAGTACTGACGCTGGGTCAGGGGAGCCTTGAACTGCACCTTGAGGTACATGTCGTCGAACGCGCCGAACAGGCTGTAGACGTTGCGGACGATGCTGGCGTTCGCGTTGTGGCCCGTGTAGTCGCCAGCGGCCTTCGCGGTCACCGCGCTGTTCACGTCAGCCTGACGGCTGTAGAACGACACCTGATTCGACCAGCGGGGATCGTTCTGCGGATTGATGCCGAGGATGGTGGTCGTACCCCATCCGGCGGGAATCATGCCGCGCTCACCGAGCGTAGCGGTCGAGTTCGTGATCGTCTCCGTGATGAACGACGGAAGCGAGTACGGCTCCTTGCCGCCAGTCTCCATGTTTCCGGCGTTGGCGTAGGGGCTGGCCCACAGGTCGTTCTCCATGCCGTTCAGCATGGAAGTCCACATGCGCATCTCCTTGATGCGCTTGAGGCGCTTGTACATGACCTTGGCGTCGGCGTCGTTGAGTTCGACCTCCTGATCCGTCCACGACATGTAGTCCATCGAGAAACGCCACGGAGCGGTCAGGGTGTCCGTGACCTGCGGGTTCGTCCAAGTGAACGTGTCGTTGGGCTGGTACTTCTGGTAGGTCGAGGCGTCGTCGAAGACGATCACGTCCTTGATGGACGTACCGCCCTGAACCAGCGTCTCGCTGGCCTTCTCCTTCAGCATGCGGGAGAGGACGTAGTTGTTCTTGACGGCCTCGTTGATGACTGCATCGGCGGACTTCAGGTACGCAGGCCCGGTGGACTGCATGAAGTCGTTGAACTGGGTAATCGAAGGCATTTGCCTTGCTCCTTACTTTCTTGAAGCGGATCGGAGGCGGATGCCCCCGCCCGACATGATCTGGTCAAGGATCTCGTCGTCCGCGTCCCGAGGCGGCGGCTTCACCGGGGCCGTGGTCCCCTTGGGGGCCGTCGGCTGGCTGGCACGCACGTTCGGAGGCGCTGACGGCCTCGATCCAACGATGGCCGAGTAGGCGGCGGCGGCGAGTTCGTCGACGCTTGCGTACCCACCCGGCTTCGCAGCCCCGAGTTCCGACATCTTCGCGAGGACCGCGTCGTAGGCGGGGGCCTTGGCCCCGTACTGGACGCGGAGCGAGACATCGGCAGCACGGGCCTGCGCAAGCAGCAGTTGCTCCTGCATCTGCGCTTGCTGCTGCTGGAAGGCCATGCGGACGGGACTGACGACATCGTCGCCGTACACCGCCGCCATCTGCGCGAAGGGATCGGCCGCCGCAGGCGTTTCCGACGGAACAGGCGTGTTGTCCTGCACCTGTGGATTCTGCTGCGCGCCCTTCGACACCTGCTCCTCCAACTGCTTCAGACGACCGCCGTACGAGTCAACGTCCTTCTGCCGCTTCGCCGCCGATTCCGCCCACTTGGAGAGGATCTCGGGAGAAGCCGAGGCGATGACCTCGTCGGGTACGCCGTCCCTTTTCAGGACCTTGGCGACCGCGTCACGGTCGAATGACGGGGCATCGGGTGCGGGGGCTGGCTCGGAGGGAGCAGCGGACGAATCCACGTCTGCCTCCTTGTCGTCCTCCGTCTCGATGCTGTCGAGCAGCCTCGCGAGGATTGCGTCGTCGTCATCGGAGTTGGCCTCGACGGCTTCCGTGACCTGCGCGGTGTCCTGCACGACCTGCTCCGCCGTCCCGTCGGACGGCGTGTCGGCCTGCACGATGGGTTCAGCATTGCTGTCCATGTTCAGTCCTCTGCCCTGACGTAGCCGTGGCGGGACGCTACGTTGCGTTCCTCACGGCGACTGTGGATGATCGGATGCCCGTTCGCGTCGCACTTGACGCCCGCGAGGTTCCGCGGAAGCGCCCGGCTGACGTACGGATAGGCCGAAGTTGTGAAGTTCGGGCTGACCTGCGTGCCGCTCGGGACGCGGACGACGGTGCCGAACAGCGGATGCTCGAACGACGAGCCGATGGCGGGTACGTCGCGCATCGCGAAGACGCACTCGATGACCTTCCCGTCCTTCGTCTCGAACTCGTAACTCGGCATCATGCCCTCGCTGCTGCCGCCGCGATCGCCGCCTGCGCACGGGCAGGGACGGCCGGGGCCTCGCCAGTAGGAGAAGGTGCCGGGCCGGAAGCGGGAACACCCCCCTGCGCCGGGGACGGGATTCCGAGACCGGGCATGCCGCCCTGCATCTTGCGGATGACCTCCTCGTCGATGAAATCCTGCATCTGCGGGACGTTCTGCGCGTCACCGAGGAACGAGAGCAGGTCGCGCCACTTGATCCAAGGCATGGCGGGGATCGCCTTCCCGGCGGACGTGATGACCTGAAACACCTCGACGGCACGCTTCTGGGCGAGCATCTCGGAGGTGCGCTCCATGCTGTAGGCGTCCACGTCGACCTGCATGTCCTCCCAAGCGCCGACCTTCAGGCCGCCCTGAAACACGGGATCCTGCATTCCAGCCTCGCGGGCGTCCTCGCCGCCGACCGGGATGACGATGCGCTCGTCGTGGAACATGTACCAGCCGATGTTGCGGAACACCGTGTCCATCGAGTCCTGAAACGCCCGCTTGAGGTGGGCGATCCGCATGGTGCTGGCGCTCTCCGCGACGGCGACCTCCGTGGCGCTCGCGCTCCCGGCGACGTTCCCGCGCATGGCGTCCGACATGCCGAGGGCGCGGTCGAGCCGATCCTTCGCGACCTCGACGGACTGGATGTGCTGGTTCGTGCTGCCGCCGACCTCGACGGGCTGGAGGCTGCGGGCGTCGAGACCCGCCTCCGCGAAGACGTACAGGTCTGGTGCGTTCACCACGTCCTGAAGGAACTTCGGGTTCTTGGCGTCCCCGACGAGGATCCGCTTGTACCGCTTCTGGTTCTCCTGCTGGCTCGTCGCGAGGTCGTTCGCGTACTGGATCTGGTCGCGGCAGGCGACGATCGGGGACAGCGG